AACAGAAAAGAATTTAGATGTTTGGAGCAAATTAAAGCTCGCGTTTCTTGACCCTGCCTACTCCTCGGTATATAGTTTAATTACTAGATACTATGACAAGTATAGTACTATACCATCGTTCGATGATCTAGACGCTATTGCTAGAGAGGGGTTGGCACAAAAAACGCTAGCAACTCTTCGTCTTATTGATGAGACTGAAATTACTGCTGAAGTGGCATTAGATGCCCTTATAGATCAGTATACCCAAAATCAAGCTATTGCTTTATTGGATAAATTTATTGATAAATTACCAGTATACGATAGTACAGAAATAAAAGATAATTTAGCGAGTATAGTACTAACCTTAGATGAAAAAACTCTAACAACAGAGGGTGTGTATACCATGAACGATATCATGGTATTTGTTCGCCCTGATGAACTAGCTAAAAATCGTGTACACTTAGGATTGAATAATACTTTTGATTCTGTACTAGGTGGTGTAGCTAGACAAGAACTAATATTAATTGGTGGTAAGCGTGGCTCTGGTAAGTCTATTACTTGTAGTAATATTATGATTAACCAATATGAAGCTGGTAATGCTTGCATCTATTTTACTATTGAGATGGAAGCTCACGAGACACTACAACGCAACATGAGTATCTTAGCTAATGTTAATCACCAAAATCTTAAGAACAATACTTTAACTGATATTGAACTATTAAAAGTAGTAAAAGCTCGTGCAAATATGTACGAAGACTCTGACAAATTAGTAATGGATTTTCTTAAAGATAAAGATCAATATAAGTTTGAAGAAACCTTAGTAAGAGAATGTAGTCTTAAAGAACATAATCAAATGGTAATTATTGATGATAGGGCATTGACCCTAAGTTCGATAGATTTACACCTTGGAAAAATGAAATCCCGTTTTGGAGATAAGTTTGCGGTTGCCGTCATTGATTACTTAAATCAAATTGTAGTAGAGGGAGCTAGTCAATTCGATTGGCAACCACAAATTATTATCTCTAAGAAACTAAAAGAGATGGCACGTAAATATGACATCGTAATGGTTAGCCCATATCAAATTGATAATAGTGGTGAAACTCGATTTGCTAAAGGTATTCTAGATGCAGCAGATATTGCCTTGCTTATGGAAGCTAATACCAAGGAAGATGCCGCAATGAGTTTTGAAACCACAAAAATTCGTGGCGCTAAAGAAATGAAATTTACTAGCGGTATGGATTGGGAAAGTTTACGAATTAGTCCTATATCTATTGAAAAACCAACCCAACCAGAAGATAAACCTAAAAAGATTAAGCGAGCAGGTAAGGTAGAAGAACCTGCTGCTGATCTACCTTGGGATACATAATGAGCGACCCAGTACTAGAATTACTTAAAGATAAAGGTGTTGCTTTTTCTGTGTCTGGTAGAGACTATGTTACTAAATGTTTTAATCCTGACCACAACGACTCTAACCCTAGTTTTAGAATTGATAGAGGTACAGGAATAGCGCACTGTTTCTCTTGTGGCTTTAAAACAAATATATTTAAATATTATGGTTTATTAACTAATAATGTTTCAGTTAGAGTAGCCAAACTAAAAGAGAAACTTAATACTTTAAAAGAATCAACAAATGGTTTAGAGCCCTTAGACGGAGCTAAACCAATTAATCGTTCATTTAGAAATATATCTACACAGACATTAAAACACTTTAAAGCGTTTGAAACCGATCAAGTAGAAAAAATGATTGATAGAATTGTTTTCCCAATAACTGACGTTAGAGGAAAAACAATGTGCTATGTTGGAAGACATAGTATGTCAAATGGAAACCCTAGATATGTGAACTATCCTAGCGGCGCTTCTATTCCATTATTCCCAGCAAAATTTCAAGAAAAGCACAAAACCATTGTTCTAGTAGAAGGCATATTTGATATGCTTAATTGTTATGACAAAGGTTTAAAAAATACTGTATGTACTTTTGGTACAAGCAAATTACTAAACGAAACTAAAGAAAAAATGTTGAGTTATAAAGTTATGGGTATTGAAAAAGTATTCATTCTTTATGACGGAGACGAAGCAGGTAGAGAAGCCGCTAAAAAGATTAAACCTTTAATCGAAGAGGCCGGATTCTTAACCGAAATTATTGATTTACCAGAGGGACAAGATCCTGGTGTAATCACGCAAGAGGATGTAAACTCTTTAATAGAATATACAAAAATATGAAAAAAATTGCAATTATAGACAAAGCACCAAGTAAAAATAATTATAGTAATTATTTTAATTTTGATTTTGATCTCTATCATATGAGTTCAGTACCAATTACTAAGTTACTTAAAAAAGATGTAGACTTAGAAGTTAGTTTAGATGAGTATGACATGGTAGTTCTAGTAGGCTCTGAAGCCGCAAAAGAATATGCAAAGATTAGTTCAGTAACTAATTATGCAGGACAGTTAATGCATGACAAATTTGTATGCATTACAAATCCAGCAATGCTACACTTTAAGCCAGAAGGAAAACCAGACTTCCAGAGATCAGTTGACCGTATTCATAAGTATGTTGAGGGTAGTATTAGTAACGCCAGTATTACAGGTGATTACTTAGGTATCGTTGATACAAAGCAAGCAGTAAAATTTCTAACAGAAGTTTTAGAAAATGCTCAAGGCTATGTAGCAATGGATACAGAAACTACTGCTCTATACCCAAGAGACGGATATGTGCTAGGTCTATCCATTAGTTATAAGGATAAACACGGTGCTTACATATCTACTGATTGTCTTGATAGTGTATGTACTGATCTCTTAGAAGAGATCGTTAAAAAGTACGATATAGTTTTTCACAATATGAAATTTGACATTAAAATGATCGAATATCATATTGGTCTTAAATTTAATAGAGATAGGGTACATGACACAATGTTAATGCACTATGCTCTAGATGAAAATGATAGTCACGGATTAAAACAACTAGCTCTAAAGTATACAGAGTATGGTGACTATGACTCTGAACTAGATGACTTTAAAAAGACATACTGTTCAAGTAAAAGTATGCTACTTGAAGATTTTACCTATGATCTTATTCCGTTTGATGTAATATCAAAGTATGCTGCTATTGATACAGCAGTAACAATTACTCTATTTAATAAGTTCTGGCCTAATCTTCAAAATAATCTTAAAATTCTATCAGTGTATAAAACAATTTTAATTCCTGGCACCTTATTCCTTATGGATATGGAAGAAGTAGGAATCCCTATTGATAGAGAAAGAATGACAGCGGCTGAAGGCTTTTTAGATACACAAATTGCTGAGGCTAAACAAGCTGTTTATGGTTTTGAACACGTTAAACAATTCGAAGCAGATGCTGGGATTATATTTAACCCAAACTCAGTACAACAGTTACGTAAAGTATTGTTTGACTATGTTAAGCTTACTCCTACAGGAAAGAAAACAGGCACTGGAGCAATATCTACAGATGCCGAGGTATTAGAAGAGCTATCAGAGAAACATCCCCTTCCTGCTGCTATTTTAAAAGTACGTCAGCTTGGAAAGATTAAGAATACTTACATTAGTAAAATTTTACCGGAACTTGATAAAGATGAACGAATTCGTACAAACTTTAATCTTATTTTTACCACTAGCGGGCGTTTGTCTAGTAGTGGCAAGTTTAATGCTCAGCAAATACCTAGAGATAATCCAATCATTAAAGGGTGTATTAAAGCACCTAAAGGATATAAAATAGTATCTCAAGATTTGACTACTGCTGAAATGTATTACGCAGCAGTATTAAGTAATGATAAAAATCTGCAACAAGTTTTTACTAGCGGTGGCGACTTTCACTCAACTATTGCTAAAATGGTGTTTGATCTAACTTGTGAAGTTGATGATGTTAAGAATAAGTTTGGTTCTATGCGTCAATCTGCTAAAGCAATTTCTTTTGGTATTCTGTATGGTTCTGGACCACAGAAAGTATCAGATACAGTATCTAAATCAACTGGAGAATATTATGGTATCGATAGAGCAAAACAAGATATTAAGTCCTACTTTGATAAGTTTAACAAACTCAAAGGTTGGCTTAAGTCGCGCAAAGAATTTATTGAAGCTAATGGTTATACTTATAGTTTCTTTGGTAGGAAGCGTCGTCTTATCAATGTGTTTTCCTCTGATAAAGGAATTGCGGCGCACGAAGTTAGAAGTGGTATTAACGCAGAAATACAATCCCTAGCCTCAGACATGAATCTATTTGGGGCTATGGATACTATCAGTGAAATTAAATCTAAAAATATAGATGCACAAATATTTATGTTGGTTCATGACTCAATAGTAGCTTTAGTTAAAGACGAATGTGTAGAAGAATATTGCGAAATCTTAAAAAGAAATACTCAAAAAGATCGCGGATGCTCAATTAAAGGACACCCTATTGGAGTAGATCAAGAAATAGGTCAGGATTACAGCTTTGGAAAATTCGATAAACAGTATCTCATTGAAGGAACTAGCTTATCCAATATTTAAACTAGGTTTAAATAAACCGGAAACTGTTGATGGGGTAATATTTTACTTATATCAATATGTTTCCGATGAGCAGGAACAAGTTAGTAAATTAAAAATAGTAGATGATCTAAATATTAAAAAAGATACTTTATCCTTACGCAGACTTAAATTAAAATCAGAAAATATTGATTTATTTAAAATAAGTAAAGCAATTTACTTTTTAGGTGATTTAATAAAATTATCTACACCACATACTTGGTTTATAGATTCCAAAGGTGTAATATTTAAATATATAAAAAGCACTAAAGCTGAATTAACTTTTCATAAAGTTATACAAGTAATACCAATTAAAACTGGTGGTGCTATAATAGAAGTAGAAAATATAAGTACTAGATTTAAAGCCTTATATACTCCTGAAAGTGCTAATAGATATGCAGGCATTTTAAACTATGGAAAATCTTTAATTTTATATGGTTTTTATAGTCAGGAACACTCAAAAACTTGGAGAAGGATATAATGGCAAAAGCTATAATTTCAAATAAAATATATTTGGATGTTACGCCTGAGATAGCAAAAAAATTAATTAATAATCTTACTTATAAAATACGTAGAAATATTCCTGGTGTTAAAAACCATTTTGTACAATACGATATAATAAAAAACTATAAAGTACTTCCTAATAGTATTATGTCTATACCAGTTGGTAGAATTGATTTAATTCCTGAGAATTATGAAATTCAAGATAAAAGAATTATATGTGATCTTCCCTTCCCTGACCCTAAATTTCCACTAAGAGGAACACAACTTGACGTATTTAATGAAGTAGATGATACTTGCTTTATTAATGCTATGGTAGGTTGGGGTAAGACATTCACTGCCCTACATATTGCTAGGAAGCTAGGTCAAAAGACTTTGATTGTATGCCATAATACAATGCTTAGAGATCAGTGGGTAGAAGAAGTAGAAAAACTATTTGAAATGCCTGTAGGTGTAATTGGTTCAGGAGAGTTTGATATTGATCACTCTATAGTTGTAGGCAATATTCAAACCTTAACTAAGTTAGTGCCTAAAATTTGCAAAGAGTTTGGCACTGTTATAGTTGACGAAGCACACCACTGCCCCGCCAGTACTTTTACAACATTTATTGATGGTATGTATGCTAGATATAAAATAGGTCTTAGTGGTACTATGCAGCGTAAAGATGGCAAGCAAGTACTATTTAGAGACTTCTTTGGTAGTAAACTATATCAACCACCTCAAGAAAACACATTAACACCTACAGTTCAAATAGTAAAAACTGGAATTGCGCTGTCTCCTGGAGACACTTGGGTTAAGAAAATTAACAACTTACTATATGACACAGATTATCAAAGATTTATAGCTGCAGCAGCAAATCTTCAGATTGCTAAAGGTCATAAAGTGCTTATAGTTGCAGATAGGGTAGAGTTTTTACAACAAGTAGGAGAACTAATTGGTGAAACGTGTGTGTGCATTACTGGTGGAACAACCTATGAAGAAAGAGTCCTGCTCAAAGAACAAGTTGAATCAGGAAAAAAGAATTGCATTGCTGGAAGCCGACAAATCTTTGCAGAAGGTATATCGGTCAATATCCTTAGCTGTGTAATCTTAGCAGTACCTATCGCCAATGATGGTTTACTAGAACAAATTATTGGGCGAATAATGCGTCAGCATGAAAATAAATTATCGCCCTTAGTTCTAGATATGCAGTTTAGTGGGGTAAGCGATAGAAAACAAAACAAAGACCGTATAGCATTTTATTTGCGAAAGGGATGGACTATATTAGGCTTGTAAAAAATACACTTGCAAATGTATTTAAACAGTGATATAATATATGTTCCAGCAGTAATTATGGCTCTATTCTTTAACCTAAAAACACTTGAAGAACAGTCAAACGGTGATGCGAGTAAATTTATGGCTATGCTAGAATATCATTATTCTAAAAAATTGCCATTAAAGTACTCTAGGTTTAAACCAAGCAAAATACCTCTAACTGGTAGCTGTTTTATATTAAATCCAGCACCCCTATTTGCAGATAAGTCAACAGATATACTATTCAAAATTCAATATCTAAAACTAGCAGCTAGACGTGATTACAATTTATATAAACAGTACAAATATCGAGGATTAGAATTATCCTATTTCCCCGATATAAACATTGATCTAATTAAAAACAATCCGTTATTAATAATAACAGAAACAGAAATACTCTTTAAATACGAGGAAAATTAAAAATGGCATTAGCATTTACAGCAACTAAAGGTAAAGCAGTTAAAAAATCTTTTGACGCCTTTGAATACAAAGACGGAGAAAATACAATACGATTAATTGGGGGAATTTTACCTCGTTACGTTTATTGGTTAAAAGGTACTAACGGAAAGGATATTCCCGTTGAGTGTTTAGCTTTTGATCGTGATGCAGAAAAATTTAACAATAAAGAACATGATCATGTTCCTGAATATTTTTCTGATAAGAAGTGTTCTTGGTCTTACAGTGCTAACTGTATTGACTTAAAAGATGGGAAAGTAAAAATCCTTAATTTGAAAAAGAAATTATTTGAACAAATTTGTTCAGCTGCAGAAGATTTAGGCGATCCTACGGATACTGATACAGGGTGGGATGTTGTATTCAAACGTGTTAAGACCGGACCCTTGCCATTTAACGTAGAATATACTTTATCAGTATTACGTTGCAAGAAACGCCCACTTACTGACGAAGAAAAACAGGCGGCGACAGCTTCTGAAAGTATTGATATGAAATATCCACGTCAAACTGCAGAAGAAGTAAAAGCTACACTAGAACGTATTGTTACTGGAGCTGTACCGGAAGAAGATTCTGCTACAGACTCTGAAGCAGTTAGCGATTTAACAGCTTAATAATAAAGCCCCTAAGTATCACTAACTTAGGGGCTTTTTTGACTATAAATAATGAAAGTTTTATTCACAGCAGATATTCATATTAAATTAGGTCAAAAAAATGTTCCTGTAGAGTGGGCTAAAAATCGCTATGAACTGTTTATTAAACAGCTTAGAGATATTCAACAAGAATGTGACCTTTTAGTATTGGGCGGCGATATATTTGATCGTATGCCTACAATGGATGAGTTAGAAATATATTTTGATCTAATATCCTCCATTTCGATTCCTTGCATTATATATGCTGGCAATCACGAAGCTTTAAAGAAAGATACTACTTTCTTTACTAGTTTAAAGCGTAGTACACAGAGACTAAACAAAGATGTTACAGTAATAGATGATTTTTATTCTTTAGAAGATATGGATTTTAT